TTAGTTATAGATGACCAAAGTGATCAGATATATGATAAAGGCATAGCAGAAAAACTAGATAAAATGTTGGGGAAAAATGACAAAATATAAAGCAAAGAAAACAGTAGTTGATGGTATTACTTTTGATAGTATGAAGGAAGCCAAGAGATATGGTGTATTAAAAATGATGGAAAAATCAGGTGTAATTAAAAACCTGGAGCTTCAGCCGTCATTTGATTGTTATGTAAACCAGGTGAAGGTTTGCACATACAAAGCTGACTTTCAGTATTTTATGCAACATGGTAAAGGTCCACAGAATCAAGAGGGCTACACTGTTGTAGAGGATGTAAAAGGTTTCAAGACACCAGTATACAAACTCAAGAAGAAGTTAGTTGAAGCTTGCCATATCGGTGTAAAGATAGAGGAAGTATGATGCCATTTGATAATGGATTGACACCTGAACAGCAAGCCGATGTTGATGCAAAGTATGAAGAGCTTATGAACCAGGTAAAGAAAATAGATCCAAAACTTTACAGAAGATTGCGAGCTAATGAACTACCTGGATTTATTTCAGATACAAATTTTCAGACTAACAATGATGACCAGCTAGAGATGAACTTATAAGGATTTTACAATGAGGTTTTCTAAATCAAGAAAAGTAAAAAAAGAAGTAAAACAAGAAACTTATTACGATGATATAAGTGACACAACTAGATCTATGGTTGTATGGCTGGATGATCTACTCAGGAAGCCTGAAGATCTTGTTAAGTTACATAGACATCAAATACACACTATGCAGATTAGGGCTGAGACAAAGACACCTTTTCACAAGAATAAAACAATAGATACCTGGATAAGAGATAAGATCAATACTGTAGTTAGTACCTATTTACAGAATGAAGCCTATGAAGAACAGATGCAAGATTTAAAAAGGTATCAAAGATGAACATGATGAATAAACCTGAAGAAATATTGAAGGCCAGGAAAGAGATTACTTTACCACCTAAAAGGTTCAGGATTACTGAAGAGCAATCACCTTCACCATATATCAATATACCTTCAAGAGCTTTAGCTGATACCAGGATACTTAACAATCCATCAGCACTCCAGGTGTTGTGTGTTTTATGTTC